GTTCAAGACCGGTTCCCTACATGTAGATATACCCTTAGCGTTGCTTAAGGCCCTAGTGGGCAGGAATCCACTAGTGAATACCGTACTCTGGCCCGAAGTGTCCCAAGACACATCAGTGATATAGGCTGGACGCATCGTGGAATAGTGGCCACTTTGGTTGGGTAACCAACTCGGTATTCAGCCGGTTTTCCGGCAAGGTCAAACCTATACCTACTCAATGGATACAAATTCACAAGAGGTCGCTTCTTCTGTAGAAAAGAAAGCTTTGACTCCAGCGAGAACTGGAGGTGGTAAAGGACATAAAGAGATGGCAGCCTCGAAAGGCCAGTCGTGCTTACCTTCATCGGTCGGTGCGCCCAATCAAAAGGGGTTGGTTGGAGGGCGTAAGCTCGGCAGAAGTGCTCCTAAACAGAGAAACCATGCTAGATGGATCACTCACAACAAGTGGTCGGACACAAAGGTGGGAGTGTCAAAGGAGCCCAGATCCTCAACTGGAAGGGAGGCCGGATCCAAAACCGGTGGGGCAATAGGCAGTGTTGTCCCAGAGACTAAAACGGAAAAACCGTTGGATGTGCAAGCATCTTCCACGATCTCGGTGGTAGGAGATGGAAAACCTAAAACCAGCGCGAAAGCTGCGCGCAATAAGCGTCATAATGAGAAGACACATGCCAGGAGAGACTCAGCCAAGAAAGAAGAAGCTGTACCTGGGACATTTTGTGAGTTTGACGTGGTTCCAGACGATTCGATTTTAGAGTTGCGGAAACATATGAGGGAGACAGGCAATAAGCTGCAGAGAGCGTTAAGGTTAGCCAATAAGGCTAAAAGACAGGCATCCAGAATGCCAGCACCTAAAACCCCACAGCAAAAACCAGTCGAGCTCGTAGTGGATGCAGACCAAGCGGAGGAACCACTTGAAACAGACCCAACAACAGATGCTGCCGAAGGTGAATTGTCACGCATATTATTAGTGACAGAATCACGCCCTGAGGTGGCCAAGTCAGTCCCGGTAGAGGTTGATGTGGACTCTTTCGAGTTTAGAAAGAGAGGGTTCAGGTTGAGAGAGGCGGATAGTTTGCCAGTCGCAAGACCCAGGATAGTCCCCGAGCCGGAAATACTAGAACCGGTAGTCCATGAGAGACGAGATGTCAAACTCGACACCAAGGACGAGAGGGATACTTTACCTAGGGCTAGGTTACCGTGGACCCCCCCGATAAGAGCAGACGTCAAACTGCTCGTAAAGGATGAGCGGAATACGTTACCAAGGGCTAGGCCAAACAAAATGTGTCATGGGACTCAGACAGTGGATGACATCCTTAATCACGATGAGATTTCTGTGCAAACGGATTTCGCAGCTCCACAACCCACCGACATAATTATGACACCAACCAAGTACAAGGAGGTATTGGTTAAAGACAAGGTTTTAGAGCCAGCTGGCGAAAAAGCTGAACCTGTGGAGTCGGCCACGAAAAGCAAGGGGACAAAGTCCCAATCTTATACCATGTCGGTCAGGCCCGCATGGTATCATAGATACATACCAGGGTTTGTTAAGCACGAGTCTAAATTTGACGTTGAAAAGAAAATCAACCACACTATTGGTAGATTGTTCGATGTCAAAGAGAAAGAGCCCGAGACTAAGAAAGGGGTGGTAGTTGCGGATGAACTAGTAATTGACGAGTTATATTGTCATTTACGGGTTCAGAAACACTATTCCTACCCTAGTCGGGAATTGTGCGTCGAACACCTGAGGAAGGTGGGG